ATTACTAAAGCAAGATAAAATTGAAACAGTTAATGCTAAAGGTCAAGCAATAACAGTAGATTTAAAAAAATTAAGTTCTAATCAATTAAGAACTTTGGTTAACTTGGCTGAAAATAAAAGAATAAAGTTTGAGTCAGAAGAGCTAAACGATATTAGAAATACAGAAATTGCTAATGCAGAGAATATGTCTTTGTCTGAAATAATAGAAAGAGAAAAAAATATTGATAATGGAACTTATTTACCAAATATAAAAAATTTTAACGCAAGGCAGTCTATAAAAAATGTTTATTCGGATTACAAAAAGAAAAGGGAAGTAGAAGATTTGGCTACGGCTGACAAAAACACTCAGTCAATAACTACTAGTATAGGTTTAAACAAAGGCATTATAACAGAACAAACGCAAGAAAAAATAGATGAAACAATAAATATATTAAAATTGACAGACAACACAAAGGCATTAAACAATTTCAACTTTCAAATTGAAGCATCTACAAAGTCATCAGCTATATTTTCATCTACTCAATTTTCTTCATTAACGGAACAAGCAAATGCAGAAAAGCGTGCACTAGCTGAAGCCAGAAGCGAAACAGATATCGACAAACAAAGATTAAAGTTCGAGATACATAATCAACTCGTTGCCAAAAACTCAAAAGCTAGAGCAGACTTCATTAAAGATCCTGTAGATTATTTAGAAAAAAACTTAAACAAAAAGTTGAGTCCTTCAGAAAGAATATCAAGGCAGCAAACTATGGGCTTGTTTGGTAAAGATATAAGAATTGCTTCTGATAATGAAATAAAAACATTCTCAGCTACGTTTGCACAGCAAACAGATTTTAATGAAAAAGCCAGGGTTGGTGAAGAGTTTATATCTAGTTTTGGTCCTGAAAACGAAAACCTTGTTATGAAAAATTTGGTACAAAGAAACGTAATTAGTAAGGTTGAAAGTTTGATGTTGTCTGATCCGAGGAATCCAAACATTAATACTATTATGGTTGCCAACTCTCCGGAGCAAATAGAAAGAACCGAAAAGGGTAAATTAAAACTTTCATCAAAAGAAGGTAAGAGTTTGATGCAAAGTGTAAGACTTCAACTTGAAAAGTATTCAAATAGTTTAATAGGTAAGGCATACGAAGGTGAAATTGAAGCAGGTTTTAAAACTGCAGCAAATAATCATTTAGCTGACACAGAGTCTATTGTTTATAATACAGCAGCTTTTCTTGTGCAAAACGGAAAGGCTTCACAAAACAATGCTGCTGAGATGGCGTATAAAATGACATTAGGAAACAGCCATGATTTTTTTGAAATAAATAATAAATTTGTAAGGGTAGAAAAAGGCTCTGGCATAAACACAGAAGGTGTCAAGGGAGTGTTAAAATATATCTTAAATGATAAAAACTCTATGATGCAAGGTATTATATCTCCAGGTCAGCAGGGTATACAAGGTGATGTTACAACAAGCGAATATGTTGACAGAATTTCTTCTGAAGGATCTTGGAGGACTACAGTAGACAATCAAAGTGTGTATTTAATTGACAATACAGGCAACATGGTACGAAGAAAAGTTGTTCCACAACCTTCAGATGTTGGTGGCGTGGGGTCTTTAATAGATCAAACCTCACCATTTGTTGTTATAAAATTAGATTCTTTAAATGCCATTGCTAAAGAAGTTTCAGATATTGAGGAGGATATAGGTCCAGGAGCTTTTGTTGTTAAAGGGAAGAGGATTGATGAGTTTTTAAAAACTAGGACAAGGTTTTAATGGCGAATTATTACTATGAAGATCAGCAGTTCGATCAAAATTTATTTGATCGGTATTTTGATGTTGCACCAGCTAGTAATTTAGATGTTTTAAGCGACACATTTCAAGAAACTCTTTATTATAATCCAGCTAATGCTTTGTTAAGGTTATCAGAACAGTATGGTTATGAGGGTCAACGAGGTCAAACTTTAACAAAAGATCAGTACATGGAAAGCGAATATTACAGACCTGGAATACAGGTAGGTGATGATGGCATAAAAGAAGGATTAGCAAAACTTTTAGCTGAAAGAAAAGATAAGAGAGATTCTTTTAATTTAACATTAAATGCTTCTAGGGGTGGCTTTGGTTTAGGTGCTGCACAGTTTGGTGTAGCGATAGCCGGTAGCTTGCTTGATCCATTGAATATAGCTAGTGCTTTCGTTCCGACTTTAGGTACGGCAAGGGCTGCTACACTTGCTGCAAAGTTTGGTAAAAATGGTGGCAGGTTTATGACAGGTGTAATGGATGGTATGGTTGGTGCAGCTATACTGGAGCCTTTAGTGATTGGTGCAGCGACAGCAGAGCAAGATCAAGATTACAATTTAATGGATAGTTTTTTAAATGTGGCTATTGGTGGTGCATTAGGTGGTGGGCTTCATGTTGGTTTTGGAAAAATATCTGATAGGATAGAAAGATCAAATCAAGAAGTAAAAGACAAAGCAGCTGTATTAGCTATTGAACAAGCTGCTGGTGACAAGGATATTACAGCAGGTTCTTTGCATAAAGTTACCGAAAACAGGGCTGCTGACAGCTTAATTAAACGTAGCAAGATGGGTAGAGATTTTGATCCCAGCGTTAGGGCACAAACAGATACGCTTGATCCTGAAACAGGTGAAATAATTAGCACAGAAACAATTAAAGAAAGTCAGATAACAAAGCCTGAAGGCGTGCCTGATCCTGAGACTGTTTTGTTTGATGCAATACAAAAAAATGGTGGTATTAATTTAAAAGATCCAGATTTGCCAGAAATAGATGCAGTTGTGGGGGGGATAAATGCAAGAAGAAAAGTAAAAGGATTGGCAACTCAAAAAGGCAAGACAATAAACGATATGATGGATTTAGCCAGAGAAGCTGGTTATTTCCCAAAACAATTAGTAGATGGTGTAGACGAATTTACTCCAAGTCAATTTTATAATGCCATAGCAGAGGATGTTCATGTTGGTAAGTTTTCCGAACTTGATACAGATTCTTTGATTGCCTTAGAAAGAGCAGAAGAGCTTATAGCTATGGCAAGCAGGTACAATATAAATCCTGAAGGTATGTCTAACGAAACATTTTTGTCTGCTATAGATAATGCTATGCAGAAACAAGATTATTATGATTACAATACAGCAATAGAAAAAGATGGATTAACAGAACAGCAATACAAAGATTTAGGTGATGAAGCTGCCGTTACCAATTCATATTTAGGTGCTATGAGGGATCAGCAAAAAGTTATAGATGAAATGGAGATAGATGGACCTGACTATCAAAGTTCTGAATTAGGAGATATTTTAAATCAAAACAGCTTGTTAGAAGCAGATTTGCAAGGTTTAAGAAACGCAAATTTGTTGCCTGATGATTTAGACGCAGAAATAAAAGCATCTGATGATTTAATAAATAAAGCTGATTCTTCCTATGATGAAGCAGCTAGGGCAGGTGCAACTTGTTTAATTACTAATATGAGGAATCTAAAATGAGCAATATAAAAATATGTTCAGCAGATGTTATCAACGCTGTAAAAAATAAAAATGGCGTAGAGATTCCACTAGAAGAAGTTGAAGACATTCTTAAAATTTTAGAAAGTAAATTAAAAAAAAGAAGCAGTGCGTTTGGTGAAGATGATTTAGCAGAGTTAATACAACAGGCAGCAAAGTTATCACAACAAGCTAAAATAAAAGCAGCTTTGACAAAAAGAAATGCTTTGTTAAATGCAAGAGCTTATGGCAACATTATGGAAGCATTAAAAATAGATCCAACTAATCCATCAAAAGCATTGTCTGCAATCATGGTTGGGGATGCAAGATATTCTGAAAAAGGTTTGTATAGCGTAGATGCAAAACAGCACGCCATAATGACTGACTCAGCTAGTGCATTAGCTGCTGATTTACAAAAAAATGATCTATTAAAAGTATTCCAAAGCACAGAGTTAGATGAAAAAATATATGTTGAGCTGTTTGACGGCTTTGGCAAAAGTGGCAGTCCTGAAGCAAGGCAAATTGCAGAAAGTATACAAAAGGTACAAAAACGACTATTAAAAAGAAAAAACAGAAATGGTGCAAATATAGGTGAGTTAAAAAACTATGTTGTTAGGCAAAACCATGACGCATTGCTTTTAAGGGATGCTGGTAAAGAAACATGGGTAGCCGATATAAAAAACTATATAGACAAAGAAAAAACATTTGAAAACAAGCCGTTAGATAAAACAGAAGATGAATTCTTAGGTGATATATATGATAATTTAGTATCAGGGAATCACATGAAAACCACAGAACAGTTACAGTTAGATGGCTCCACTCCATTAACATCATTTAAAACTTCTCAAAATTTAGCTAAAGGTTTGAGTGGGGAAAGAATTATACATTTTAAGGATGGTGGCAGTTCTTATGCTTACAAAAATAAATATAGTCGTATGTCATTACCAGAAGCTGTTTTGGCTGGAATATCACATGATGCACAAAGCATAGGGTTGATGGAAACATTTGGACCAAATCCAAGGGCAATGTTTGATAGGGTTCTCCAAGATATGCAAGGTAAAGCAAAAGGAGACCTAAGTATATATGATAAAATTAGCAAAAGATCTTTAGACAATCAATTTAAAGAATTAGATGGCACCACAAGAGCAAGAGGTGTTGGCAAACCATTTTTAGGAATGGCGTCTGATTTTGCAGGTATTGCTGCTGGATATAGAATGATACAAAATATGGCAAAGTTAGGTGCAGCTACAATATCATCATTTTCAGATATAGCTACCAAAGCATCTTTTATAAACGCAAACACAGAAAGAGGAATATTCGGCTCTTACGCAAAAGCATTTGGTGATGTGTTCAAAGGCTTTAAAAGTGAGCAACAGAAAGAATTAGCCTTTTTATTAAATGTAGGTGTTGATAGCTGGTTAGGAAATGTTCACGCAAGATTTGGTGCTAACGACAGTGGACCAGGAATGATTGCTAAGGCACATCAAATGTTTTTTAGATTGAATGGTATGCAATGGTGGAATAGTGCTCAAAAGGAAGGATTAGCTGCAATGCTTGCATCTGATCTTGCTAATTATTCAAATAGAAGTTTTGATGATGTTCCAAAAGAAACAAAACGCTTGCTTAACCAATATGGAATAACTGGTGTTGAATGGTCATTATTTCGTGGCTTAGATATGAAAGCCGTTGATGGGCAAAAATACTTGGTACCAGCTTTGGTTGACGAAATACCAAATGCAAAAATTGATATTGTAATTAGTAATAAAACAGGAAAATTAGATATTAACGAAAACATGAGAGCAGAGTTTAGGGATGAACTTAGAACTAAATTATCAAGTTATTATGTAGATTCTGCTGATGCAGCTATTCCAACGCCAGGTGCAAGAGAAAGAGCTATAATGAATCAAGGGCAGCCAAGAGGAACTGTTATTGGTGAAGCTGTAAGAATGATAATGCAGCTAAAAGGTTTTCCTATTACTTACATTACAAAAGGTATGAGTAGACATTTTTATGCAAAAGGTGGTGGTGCAAGTGGTATAATAGGACTTAGTCAAATGATGGTTGGTACGACTGTTATGGGGTATTTGTCAATGAGTTTGAAGGACATTATAAAAGGCAAAGAGCCTATGGATGTTTTTAATGAGGATTTGTCTAAAACAAAAGACGTTTTAACTAGAGCATTTTTGCAAGGTGGTGGTGCAGGAATTTATGGTGACTTTATTTTTGGAAAATTTAATGAGTATGGTCAATCTCTAACAACAACAGCACTTGGTCCTACGGCTTCTGTAATAGACGATATAGGAACTATATATGCAAAGTTTAGAGATGGTGATGAAGTTATGAAAGATGCAGCTAAGTTTGGTTTGCAGAATACACCATATTTAAATTTATTTTATACAAAAACAGCTTTGGATTATTTTGTAATATATGGATTTTTAGAAAGAGCTAATCCTGGTTATCTGGATAAAATGGAAACAAGGATGAGAGAAGACTTTGACCAAGAATTTTATTATCCTCCGTCAAGTTATGCGAAAAGATTTTAATTTGATTAATTTAGCAAAAAAGATTATAACGTAGAAATGAGGTAGTTATGACAGTTAGTAGCACAACCACAAAAAACAGTTACAGTGGAGACGGAAGTACCACCACATTTGCGTATGCTTTCAAGATATTCGCAGATGCAGATCTTACTGTCATACT